ATGCTTTCTTTAGATATGAAATGAGTTTTATTGAGGTTTTATAATGTCAAGAGGATTACATTCTGATCTTCAAACTGAATTAGCTACAGATCATTTAGAACAAATACATCTTATTGAGTTTGAAATAGGTGGAAGTAGTTTTTTTAGGACTTCAGGATATTTTGATATAGTTTTTGATGGTAACACATACTCTGCTTCAGCAGATTTAGTTAATATTCCAACGATAAATGAATCAAGTCAAATATCAACTTCAAATGTTCAGTTTACTCTTACAAGTGTAGATCAATCATTTTTAACTTTATTTTTAACAAACAATCATATTCATAGACCAGTTACTATTCACCGAGCATATTTGAATGATAGCGGTGCATTAATTAATAACCCATTTAAAATATTCAAAGGATATATTTCAAGTTACACAGTCAATGAAACAACTACATCAAGTCAATTAGTTGTTATATGTCAAAATCATTGGGCTAATTTTGAAATGAAAAAGGGAAGAAGGACTAACGACAATTCTCAACAAATACTTTTTAGTGGAGATACCTTTTTTGAATTTTCAAATTCTTTAATAGTAGATTTAGAATGGGGTAAACAGAATGACAACACCTGATTACAAAGTTATCAAAGCAAAAAAAGAACACATAAAAGAATTACAATACTTTGTTAATACCATGATTAAAAATGCAGATATGGTGTTTCCACCAATAAACATGATGAAAGCCAGTCGATACATTGTAAAAATGATCGAAGACGAGACCATATTATGTTTAGTGCATGATAAAAAAGTTGTCGGTTCTGTTTGCGGTTTGATAAATCAATGGTGGTTTTCAGACACAAAATTATTAGATGAGATGGGTTTTTGGATAGAAAAAGAACATAGGAGTATAGAAACAGCAACAATGCTTTTAAAAGGATTTAAAAAAATAGCAGATAAAAATTTAGTGCCTTGTATGTTAAACACACTTGATGGAAGGGATATTCCATTAAGAGAAAAACTATTTAGTGATTGCGGTTTTCGTAAGGTAGGTTTTAAACATGGGTATGGTTTATAATGTGCGGATCAATACTTGATCCTATAGAGGACATTGTAGAAGATGCTTTTGATATTGTCGAAGATATTTTCGATCCAGTTATGGACATCGTTGATGAAACCATTGATTTTCTTTTTGGTTGGCTAATACCTGATGTTCCAGAGATGCCAAACCTTGATGAGTTGATGGCTGGTGATGGTATATTAGTAAATAAGCGAGATTCAAATACTGCTTTGCCAGTTATTTATGGAACTCGTAAAGTAGGAGGTAATATTGTTTGGTTGGCAACGTCAAATGATAATGAATTTCTATATGTAATATTAGCTTTATGTGAGGGACAAGTTGCAAGGTTTACTGAATTATTTATTGATGATGAACTCTACGCAACATTTACTGGGTCAGATTCTACATTTGGAACAACAACTTTGATTGAAAGTATGAGTTCAGGCGGAGTAAGTACTGCATCTCCAACTAATACTTCTGGTTTATCAATTGAAACTGATCACCCAGCATTTTCAGCAGTTGAGGAGCAAGACGGAGTTGAAACCACTCATTTTTTAACAAATTTTCAATTTTTTAATGGAACAGATGAAGGTTATCATTACGAAAAAACTATTAATTCTTTTCAAAATCCTCAATCAATCAAGTCTTTAGGTTGGACAGGAGATCATATGGGAAAGGGAATATGTCATGCTGGTTTTAGATTTAAATATAATTCTGATGCTTTTAATAGAATACCTAAAATAAATTTTGTTATTAGAGGTAAATTAGTAAATACAAATTTAAGCGGAACTTCAATGGCTTTTTCTGCAAATCCAGCTTTGTGTTTACATGATTATTTAATCAATGATAGATACGGAAAAGGTCTTTCATCAAGCGACATAGATACGACAGCATTTACAACCGCTCAAGGAGTTTGTGATACAAATGTAACTACTCACATAGGTGCAAGTACAACAAAATTATTTGAGTGTCATGTTGCATTAGGAAATAAAACAAAACTTATTGATAATGTAAAAACTTTAATATCATCTATGCGTGGTTTCTTTACTTACTCAGGAGGTCTTTATACTTTAAAGATTGAAGGAACTGGCTCAAGTGTTTTGACAATCACAGAAGATATGATCATTGGTGGTTTGAAAATTATTGGCGAAGAAAAATCAAAAAAATATAACAGAGTTATAGCTAGATTTGATAATGAAGAAAAAGCATATCAAAAAGACGAAGTAATATTTCCTCCTGTTGATGAAACAAATGTTTCAAGTGATTTAAAATATTCAACGATGTTAGCATCTGATAATAATGAAGAATTACATTTTGATATGAGTTTACCAGCAACTACTAGTCCATATCAAGCTGAAGATTTAGCTGAACTTGCATTAAAAAGATCACGAACTGGTTTAAGAATATCTTTAAAAACAACATCTGAAGCTCTTAATTTAATTATTGGTGATATATTTGCTGTAACGCATACAGGGTTTGGTTTTAGCTCAAAATTATTTATTTGTAGCGGTCTTAACTTAGATAAAAATGGGTTTGTTGGTATCACAGGCTTAGAGTATGATGCCTCTGTATATACTTATAATACAAAGATACAAACTTCAACTGCTCCAACCACTTTTCTACCAAATCCAAAAGTTGTTAATGCACCAACTATTTCCTCAATTACTGATGAACTCGTCAATGTAACTGAGGGTAATATCAATGTCATTATGACTGTTACACTTAGAGGTTCACCAGACTTTTTTGTTGATAAGTTTGAGGTAGTTTATAAAAAAACAACAGATACGATTTATAAGAGTGCTGGTATATCTAATGCAACTGTAAGAGAAATTTCTGTTGAAAGTGGAGCAACTTACAATGTCAGAGCTAGAGCTATAAATTCATTAGGTTACAAATCGGCTTTTGTAACTCAAGATCATTTTGTTATTGGTGCGAGTGATCCACCAGCAAATGTATCAAATTTAGGAATAGATTTTCAAGATCAAGTCGCTGTCTTAGAATGGACACCCAGTACAGATTTAGATTTAAGTCATTATTTTATTAGATACACTCCAGTTACTTCTAGTGCTAATTATGTCAATACAACTTTATTAGTTGATAAGATTAGCCCACCAGCAAACTCAGTTGTCGTACCAGCTAAAGCTGGAACGTATTTCATCAAAGCAGTTGATTTACTGGGACATGAGTCTGTAACAGCTACTTCAGTCATTGGAACAATAAGCACTTTTGCTGGTCAAAATTTACAACAAACTTTAACAGAAGAAACAAGTTTTGCTGGCACTAAAACAGATGTTGCAGTAAGTGACGGAGCATTATTTCTTCAAGGTCAAGAAGTTACAAGTTTTGATAGTGTTTCAGGTGATTTTGACGATCAAGGTGGTTTTTTTGATGAGGTTGATGGTTTTGAAACATCAGGCAGTTATGAGTTCGCAAACCAATTTTCTTTAGCTTCTAAATTTCAAGGTAGAGTATCATCATTTCTCAATGTTGATATGATTGACAGAGTAAGTAGTTTTGATGATGCTGGAGGTTTATTTGATACAGCACAAGGAAATTTTGATGATGCTTCAGGACAACCGCAGATGGACGCAAAGTTATTAATATCAACTTCTGATGACAACAGTACTTATACGAGTTTTACACCTTTTCAAGATGGTAATTATGAGTTTAGATTTGCAAAATTTAAGTTGGAGCTTACAAGTTCCGTTGGACATCAATCACCAAAAATAAACAATTGCCAAGTAAAATTATTTATGATGGAACGAACTGATCGACAACAGAATATAGTCTCAGGAACAGATGCGGCTGGAAAAACTGTTACATTTGGAACTGCATTTTTTGCAGAGCCTTCAGTTACTATTGCCGCTCAGGATCTTGCAACAGGAGATTTCTTTACCATAACAAGTAAATCTGCAACTGGCTTTACAATAGAGTTTTTTAACTCAAGCGGATCAACCATTAGTAGAACCTTTGATTATGTTGCAAATGGTCAAGGTAGAGCAATTTAATTGCCAAAACAAAACAAATAAACTATAAGGAGAACACATGGCTCAACACGATTATAATATAGCTAACCAAACATTTCCTAATACAAGGACTGATATTAATAATGCTTTATCTGCGATTGCATCAAACAATTCAGGAACAGCCGCACCTAGTACAACTTTTGCTAATCAATGGTTTTATGAAACAGACACTAATTTACTTCAAATCCGTAATGAAGATAACGATGCATACATTACTATAGCAGAATTGGATCAAACAAATGACACAGTTGAGTATTTTAAATCTGACTCAATAAGAACTGCATTGATAGAATTTACTGATGGTGATGATGCCATAACTATCGGAGATGGTGGAACTGTAGGTTTTAGTGCCTTGCTTACTGCAAATGCAAATATCACAATGGCTGGAACTACACCAACTTTGACTATTGGAGATGGTGGAGCTGAAGATACTAAAATTGTGTTTGATGGTAACGCACAAGATTTTTATATAGGTCTCGATGATTCTGCTGATGATTTAGTTATTGGAGTTGGTAGTACACTTGGGACGACTGCGGCTGTAAATATTACAGAAGATGCTCATGTTGTAGTGGGTGGTTCAAATTTATCAAATTTTGGTATTCCAACCGCACCTCAATTTGTTTCTGGAACATCAAATACTACTGCTGAAGCTAACGATTTAAGTGTTGTTGGTTCAGGTGTAGCTACTAATAATGTTGGAATAATTAATGATAATAATTCAGGTTTAATATCTGCAATAGGTCTGGAGACTAGAACGTCTGGTGCTGGTAGAAATGCAATTCTTAATGTTTGGCAAACAAGTTTTAATGCTGATTTAGTTTTTAGGTTGAGAACTGGTTCAGGTTCTTCTGGTGAAATCTTTAGAATTAACTCTGGTGAACAATGTATTAGTACAGGTGGAGAAACTTCTCCTGATGCTAATGCTGGTGGTCTTACTTTAAATCAAGCTGATTTAGATAGTTATATTATGACTTTAAAAAGCTCAGATGTTTCACATGGAATGACAAGTGTTGCTGAAGCTGACACTTATGGTGCTATACAAAAAGCTAATTCATCAAACGGTGGTCTTAGTATTTTTGGTCTGTGTGATGCTGGAACAACTGGTGTTGAAGTTCAATCATACTTTGAATCAGTAAATACATCAAAAGCCTCAAATGCAAATGTTCCGATAAAAATGATCACTAGAGCAAGAAACGGAACAAGTTCAACTGCACCTTCGAATGTTAGTGGAAATTCAAATTTATTTGGAGTAGCAAGTGGAACTTCACTTAGATTTATAGTTGATAGTGATGGTGATCTTCATGTTGATGGATCTACTTCTATTACTGCTTTTGACAATTATGAAGATGCACAGTTAGTAAGAGCCTATGATTTATCTCATGGCAAAGGTGTAATTAACTCTAAATTTGACAAATTTATTTCTTACAATCACGAAAAATTAGCAGAAATGAAATTAGTTGGCAGAGAAGAAGATGGCACACCAAATCATTTTATTAATATGACTGGTATGCAAAGATTACACAATGGTGCTATCTGGCAACAATACGAAAAGCATCAAAAACTTGCTAATGCTATGTACGAGCTTGCTAAAGCAGCAGTTGGTGAAGATAAAGCCAATGAAATACTAGAACAAAACGAAATTCAATTATTAAACTAAGGAGAAAACAATGGCAATAACAGCAAATATGACAACCCATAATGGCAGAGAACTTACAAATGCTTATTGTGTAATTAAATCTGTTCGAGTTAAAAAATTTGACACCCATGAAGAAAATAGTGATGAAGTAATGGAGAAGAAAGAATCTTTTTGGAAACTACTTTATGAAATTGAAATATATGAGAACAAAGATAAAAGAGATCATTTTGATAGTAATATGTTTAAAATAAAAAACAACCATCTTGATATGCAAAAAATAGATTTTGATATTTCATCATCAAGTAATTTATATTCTTTAGCATATGAAAATTTAAAAATGAATGATCATCTGTCAAACGTTAAAGACGCATAATGGAAATTAAACCAGAAGAAGCTATAAACGCATTAACAAAACTTTTAAATGAAAAAGAAAACATTATTAGAGGTTTATATATTCAACTGGAGGCTCTGCAAGGAAAGCTAAATGAAAAAGAAAAAGAAAATGACGAGCCAGAGTCAAAAGAATAACGAAGCCATACAAAGGCTAGATAAGAAAGTTGCATTGATGGAAGCAGACATCAAGAGCATCAAAGACAATCATCTTCATACCATTGAACACAAAATTAATATTCTAACAAAAGTAGTTTTAGCATTATCGTTTATGTTCACGATAGTTTTTGCTGAAACAGTAAAATCATTTATAGACATCATAACTCTTTAAGGAGTACTTATGGAAAAATGTATCTTGGTCATTTCTGACCAACATATCCCTCATCATCATTGCGACATGATGGATTTTTTAAAAGCAATAAAACACAAATACAAACCAACAAGAATTTTAAATATAGGAGATGAAATAGATGGTCATGCCATTTCTTTTCATAGTCCTAACCCTGATCTTGCAAGTGCTGGAGATGAACTAAGAAAAGCTATCGAGACAATACATGAACTTGAAAAACTTTTTCCAAAAATGGATTTAGTGCATAGCAATCATGGTAGTTTAATATTTAGAAAAGCACTTGCACATGGATTACCAAAAGCATTTATCAGAGAATACAATGAGTTTTTACAAGTTGGTAAAGGTTGGAAATGGCACGAAGATATAGTGATCAAAGCCAGCAACGGACAAGATATTTATTTTTGTCATGGTAAAAGTGCTAATATATTAAAACTTGGTCAGCAGTATGGAATGAATGTAGTTCAAGGACACTATCATACAAAAATGAGTATTCAGTATTGGGGCAATCCAAATGCCTTACATTGGGGGCTTCAAGTTGGGTGTCTAATTGATAAAGACAGTCTTGCATACGAATATAATAAATTATTCAAAGATAGACCCATAATTGGTACTGGTATTATTATAAATGGTTTACCTAGACTTTTACCTATGGTGTTGAATAAAGGTGGAAGATGGAATAAAGTCGTACCATAATGTCAGCTTATAAAAAACAAATTGGTGGTAAACATTACAAAGATCACAAAATACAACCTTACGAATTTATACAAGCTAACGATTTGAACTACTTACAAGGTGTAATTATAAAATACATTGTCCGATATAAAGATAAAAATGGAGTTGAAGATTTGCAAAAAATCATACATTATTGCGAATTAGAAATCGAGAGACTCAATGGAAAGAAACAGACTTATATCGAGAAATATCCGATTGCTTATTGACGATTGGAGAGCCTTTTGTATTTTAGGCTTTGCACCTTCAAACACAGGATTACTTCCTCAATATTTACGCATTTATATAAAACCTTATGATCAGTTAGTAGATCGAGAGGCGAAAGCTCATGCAATATCTATTACTAAAAATTTAGAAAAAGGTGAAACATTTGAAAGTATTATTGAAGATTTAACTAAAGAGAGTGTTGTTGGCAATGTTCTTCATTATGTAAAAAATAATATTGAAGATATTATTGCTTGTAAACAACCTGAAAAAACTGTCAAACTTTCGACAGACCCTTATAGAAAAATCAAATAAAGGAGAAACTTATGGATATGTTTTGGAAATATGCAAATATGGCTTGGAGTTGGCTAAACTGTAAAGTGCCAGCTTGGGCGGTAATTATAATTGCATTGGTGGCTTTGTACTTGTGATTGATACAAAGACTAGAATAAAACAACACGAAGGTTTTAGTCCTACTGTTTATACTGATAGTCTGGGTTTCCAGACTATCGGTTATGGTCATCTCGTTATTGAAAAAGATAACTTCAAAGAGGGTGAGATTTATAGCCCAGAAGAATTAGAGGGTGTATTCAATCAAGATTATGAAATTGCAAAAAATGACGGACAATCAATTATTGATAATGAACTCAATGGTCTGAATGGTTATTCAGAAGAACAAAAACAAATAATAGAATCAGTATTGATTGAGATGTGTTTTAACTTAGGCAAGCCAAGAGTTTTAAAATTTAAAAACTTTCTGCAAGCACTAAGAGATAAAGATGTAAAAAAAGCTAAAGCAGAGATGTTGGATAGTAGGTGGGCTGTTCAAGTAAAATCGAGAGCTTTGATACTTTCAGATATGATAGGAAAATTATAATGTTAGGAAAATTATTAGGTGGTGGAACTGTAAAAGCAGTTGGAGATATAATAGACGATTTATATACAAGTGAAGAAGAAAAAAACGAAGCTAAAATAGCACTTGAAAAATTACAGACAAAATTAAAAGAGAAACAATTAGATATAAATTTAGCTGACTCACAAAGTACTGCTGGTGGTATTAGTGGTTTTATTCAAAGAATATGGAGACCACTTATCGGTTTTAGCTGTGCCTTAGCAATTATGTTTGAATATGTAATAAAACCTTTTTTAATGTTCTTTTTAGCAACATTTCACATAGAGACTTTACCATTGCCAGATATGGATATGGGAACTCTTATGCCTTTAGTAATGGCATTATTAGGAATGGGTGCATTAAGAACATATGAAAAAAAATCAGGACTTACCAAATAAAATACATATTGTATTACACAAAGACATTAACATTTTTACATTTGTTAAAGTTCTTTACACAGTCAAAACTCTTGATCTGGCTTTAGGTTGTTTTGAATTGATTGATATAGCTCCCCACTTACCTCACACAAAAGAGTTTGAAAAAACTCTCAAAGGAACAGTACATAATATTTATTCTGGTTTGGATATTGAAGGTGAGATAATGATGACTGAATTGGAAGATGATGAACTCTTGGACGGATCAATCCGCCCAAAAGATTTTGCTATAACAATTAATTAAAGTTTGTCCTCCCATTTTTGATATTGATAAGCTAGTAATAAAATAAATACCACCAACCCTCCAAAGAAAGCTGGTAGTAAAAAGTAATATAATAAAGTTTCCATAAATTAATAATTTATTTTTAATATTTCAATTGCTTCTCTTTTGGTATCAGCAGTCATAATAAATTCATTATCTACATCTTCTTGTTCTTTAACTACAACCCAAACATTATTACCATAATTTTTTATTACTGATAAATATTCACCTCTTGCATTTGCTTTTTCAGTTCTGTATTTACCTTTTGCTATTTTAATTATTTTCATTTTATTTACCCTTTCGTTTTGTTAATTAATTATTTTAATAATTTTTCTACTCTAGTAACTTGCTTAGCAACCATTTTAGAAACTTGCTCAATTTCTTTGTCAGTCATATCTTCTGCTGACCAGCCTTGCTCATTCCAACAGTAAGAAGAATTAATTGCACTAAGAACTATTTTTTTTGCTAATTCGTTAGCAGAGATTTTTTCTTTATACATCTCCATTTTTTCGTTGTTTACTTTTTCTATATAAATCATTTTATTTTCCCTTTCGTTAATTGTTATTAACAATATACACTTATTATTAACAAAGTAAAAGAAAAAAAGATAAAATAATTAAATTTTTTTTTCTCATGGGTTTTGTACCCCTTATGTTCACTAAATGTACCCTCATTTTGGGCAAATTTG